GTTTGGAATGATAATCCACAAGCTCATAGTTATGTAGGTTGGGTATGTACCGTTGCTGGAGATCCTGGAACATGGTTACCGTTTGGAGCAATTGCTAGCCAATAACCTTGACCTTACGCTGTAAAAGTGTATAATTACACTATGCGGCCTCAGGCATTCATCCCGCAATATAAATTCTGCATGCCATTGTTAACAAAGGAAAACAACAATGGCAAAATATTACTCAACAAAGCACTACGGACATAACATTGGATTAAGTGCAGTATTCCGTCAACCTAACGCAGATCACAGCCACTGTCATTTACTACATGGCTACAGTCTAGCATTTACATTTACATTTGGTTGTAACACATTAGACAACAAGAACTGGGCAGTGGACTTTGGCGGACTCAAAGGTCTTAAAGCCTGGCTAGAAGATCACTTTGACCATAAGCTGGCTTTAGATAAGGCAGATCCGCACTTGGCTAAATTTCAAGAATTAGAAGCGTTGGATCTGGCAGAGATCCGTATATTCGATGGTGTTGGCGCAGAGAAGTTTGCCGAACATGCCTTTAACTTTGCTGATCAATTGATACGTGAAAAGACCAACAATCGTTGTTATTGTGTGAAAGTTGAGTGCGCAGAACACGGTGCTAACAGCGCAATTTATGAGGGCTTGGTAAGTTGATTAATCCAATCATCCTAGATAATTTGATACCAAAAAGTTATCAATTAGATTTGGCCGATAAACTAAGCTACGGTATTCCGTATAATTTTCAATCTGTAACTTCTCAGACTAGAGGTACAAATTATGATATCTGTATCGATGGGAATACTATAGATAGTCTACAATTTGTACACTACGCACTTCTAGATGGCGCTCCGTCCGAAGTACTTAGTTTAATTCGACCCATGTTATATTTTGTCGAAGAGCGTTTAAACAGAAAGATATCGGATGTTGGGCGTGTAAAGATCAACTGTCTAACACGAAATAGTAGCACATTTACCAAAGACAACTATAATATTCCCCACACCGACGATCCTAATCCAGGTTTGTTATCATTAATTTACTATGTTAACGACAGCGATGGCGATACCTTCTTTTTTAACGAAGAATTTGGACAAGCACAGAATGGTATATCGTTACACTCTCGAGTGAGTCCAAAAATGGGTCGTGCTATAATTTTTGACTCCAGACGTTTCCACGCTGGATCCAATCCGATAGAATCGCCCAGTCGATTTGTAATTAATATTACTCTAAGATTAGAAAATGAAAAACAAACTTTGGAGACTTTGGGCCAAGGCATTAGGTGAAAAATCAGGCAAAACGGACGAGGAATCGGACCGAATTGCTTGTATTCGTACTGTGATTGTGTTAACATACGTTATCACTAACATTTTTATCGTCGCAGGCGTAATAAGGCATTGGTAATGGGAAAAATAGGCTTCGCATGTAAATGGATCGATCATCCTAGTCAAGTTAATGGAATTAAACCTAACGATGACTGTAAGCAATACAATACCGGTACAACTACCATTAGTTGGTTAAATAGACAGAGCAAGGATGTAGCGGTTGAAAAACTGTGGTCCTTAATGAAACAAAACATTGAAGCTACAAGAAAACTTGTAGAAAGGGTAGGCAAATTAGATGGAAACCTTAGAATGGTTCGTATATCAAGTGATTTACTTCCAGCTTACACAGAGCCTACTTGGAGTTGGTTTTGGCGTGATGCTGACGTTGTCAGTTATGCTGAAAAGCATTTCATGGAGGTCGGTGAGTGCGCTCGGAGCAATAACGTTCGTCTTTCTTTTCATCCGGGGCAATTCACAGTTTTGGCTAGCATTAATGACGGCATTGTCAACCGCAGTATAGAGGAATTTGAATATCATGCAGATATGGCACGATACATGGGCTACGGTAAATCTTTCCAGGACTTTAAAATTAATGTCCACATATCGGGTAAACGCGGTCCCGAAGGTATTCGATCTGCCTACAAAAGACTTACCCCCGAAGCCCGGAATTGTATTACAATTGAAAACGAAGAAAACTCTTGGGGATTAGATGACTGCCTTACTCTTAGCGATACTTTACCTATTGTGCTCGACGTACATCATCACTGGATTCGGGAGGGCGAATACATTCAGCCCGACGATTCACGTGTTAGCAAGGTTATTGATAGTTGGCGTGGTATCCGTCCTACTATGCATTATAGTGTTAGCCGAGAAGATTATCTTGTGGACCATGACAGGTTTACCGCACCTGTTCATGCCCAATTACTTTTAGAAGGATATAAAAAGCAAAAGCTCAGAGCACACTCGGACTTTTACTGGAATCAAAAAACAAACGAATGGGCAATAAATTTTCTAAATCAGTTCGACATAATGTGCGAAAGCAAGGGCAAGAACTTAGCCAGTATGGAACTATACAATCAGATGAAGGGAAACTCCAAATGACTAGAGAAAAACTAATACACCACATCGAATCTTTACGAGAAAAGCACGATAGGTTTGATAAAGAAATTATAGAGCTAGAAGCTCACCATACTGATCATTTAAAAGTAGAAACTCTTAAAAAATTAAAGCTCAAACTTAAAGATGAGATCGAGCTTAATCAGCAAAAGTTAAACAAACTAGTATAAAAGGACCTTAGCGGTCCTTTTTTATTTTTCAGCTTTTGGAGCTTTTGGAGCACGTGGCTTTTTAACAGCTGGCGCTTTTTTAGCGGCAGGTGCCTTTTTAGCCTTAGCTGGTTTATCTGTTGGAGCAATAGATTCTACGACAGCTTGAGTAGCCTGTTCAGCAACTGGTGTAACAACTGGTGTTTCTACTTTGTACGGAACTTCAGCAACTGTTTCGGCAGGTTTAGCGCCAAATAATTTTTTAATAAATGAAATCATAATGATTCTCCTTGTGGGTATATTTATAATTAAACTAGCATACTATTTGTTTTTTAAAGCTGGCCCAGTGTCTTAAGACTACTAGCAGGCATATCCCAAACTTTACGGCTTTCTACGCCTTTGCTCTGAGCAAACTTTTTGGCATCACAATCACCACATACATGATAGTAGTTATTGTTTAATCGCTTTGGGTTCATATTACCTCTATCGCGTTTAAAAATGCCTTGACAACAATCGCATCTAAATATCAACACACATTTCTTACGGAGATAAGCGTGAGTTTTACCATACTTGCTGGTACGGTAATGTGATGTTTGATTAAATTCTTGTCCTAAGTACATTATGTATTTACATTAAGATTATAAAATTGTTTTGCTAAATATGATATCAAGGGGCAAATGTGATCACAATTTCTGAATCAGCAAAAACAAAAATTAAAGATTTACTCTATGAAGAGGGTAATCCCAATTTAGCACTACGTACTTTTGTACAAGGCGGAGGTTGCAGTGGGTTTAGTTATGGTTTTACATTTGACGAGCTAAAGAACGAAGACGACTTTGAAATTCCCCTAGACGAATTTAAAGTGCTTGTAGATAGTATGAGTATGACATACTTACAAGGTGCTGAAATAGATTATAAAGAAGAGCTTATGGGCTCTAGTTTCACAATAAAAAACCCTAACGCAACCACAACTTGCGGGTGCGGATCAAGTTTCGGAGTTTAAAAATGGCAAAACAAGACATAGATATTGGCGTGCAAGGTAACGACGGCACAGGCGATAGTATTCGCGAATCGTTTAGAAAAGTTAATGAGAACTTTAACGAACTATACGCTATTTTTGGCGTTAGCGGATCTATTCCTTTTACTAAACTGAGCGATGCTCCAAGTAGTTACGGACTAAGCCAAGTAATCATGTCTAGTGCCGACGGTGTTAATCTAACAGCACGTAGTCTAGTTGGTGTTGGAATTGGATTTGATACTTCAGACAACACACAATTGAAGATTATTAGTCAAGCAGGCGAACTTAAAGATGAGAGCAAGCCGACTCTTAACCATCCATTAAATGCTAATCTTCAACCTATTGGTCCTATTTCTACTCCATCGGACACATTAGTTACACAATGGAATAACACACATGCTCCGTTTAGTATTACTATAAATGATTTACCTATCTCTAAAGGATTTGGCGATGCCAACTATGTTAAGAAAAGCTCGACTGGTACGCTAGTAGAAGCACTTAAGGTTCGCCCTAATCCAACTGTTCCACAAATTAATGATGTCGACTACGATCCAACACTAAGCGGCAACTATGTAGCAACAGAAGCAATTCAACGTAGAGAAGCAGTACTGCGTAGTGGCGATACAATGACTGGGCCGTTAACACTAAGCGACCATCCTAGCCCGCTCCAAGGTTACGGTACTCCTAATAACAAAGATGATTTACAAGCCGCTAGTAAATTTTATGTTGACAATAGCACTTTCTCAAGTAATATTAACTTGTATGTTAGTGCCAATAGCGGAGATGATTTACAGGCAAATACTCCTACAGGTAAGGAAGGACGTTATTGGAATTACGCTTATAAAAGTATAGGTGCGGCAGCACTTCAGGCAGATACTTTGATTACACTGGCCAGTCAAGAGCCTGGTCCATACCGTCAAAGAATTAGTTATACTATTGGGCCAGATCAATTCTTTAGCACAATACAAAGTGTTACATTATCAGGAGGCAATAGTGCCAACTTAGGCTATACAGATGCTTCTGATATGCTACAGTCAAATAAACTGTTCCTTCAGTCGGAAACTATTGCCTACATCAATAACAAATATGTTAATGCGTTTACATACGATAAGGCCAAGTTCCAAAGTAATATACAATTCTTATTAGACTCAGTTAGCTATGACTTGGTATTAGGAAGCACCTTTAATTCTACAACAGCTGCAACTTTGTATTATTCAGCAAACTCGGCCACAGTAACTTCAGAGCTAGTACAAACAATAGCTGGTATTAAATTTGCTAGAGACCAAATATTAAACACCAGCTATAATCAATCGAATCTAGCAGTGTACATCGATAGTGTCATTAAAGCGTTGACCTATGATTTACTGTTCCAATCAAATTATCAAAGTATACAAGCAGGTCTTGCCTTTAGTAGTGCCGGTACTGATCTTAGTACTGATCAGATTTCTGCTGTTTTAAATAATTTAAAAACTGATCTGTTGGCCTTAACTGGTGTGGGCACTATTATTAATGCCTCTACTTCTATTACTAATAATATTGCCATTATTATCAATGCTATTCAAAATGGAGTTATTCCTACATTAGCTATACCAAATTTAGCCACAACTGCAACTGGCAAGTCCAGTGCTCGTGAGCTACTATTAAACAACATTGCTTTCATTCAAGCTGAAATTATTGCCTACTTGACGGCAGAATATCCGACAGTAACATACAGCAGAACAACCTGTAAACGCGATGTAAAATTTATTGTATGGAGTTTGGTCTATGATTTAATGTATGGTGGCAATAGCCAAAGTGTATATGCTGGTTTAAAATATTGGTACGGTACTCAACGACAAATTGCCAGCACTGAAGTTACCGCAACTATTGCTGCCGTTAACTACATTAACACTCTGGCTCAATCTATCATTACCAATGGATCTTTAACTACTACTTATCAACAAAGTGTTAAGCAATATCGCAATGAAACATTCCAAGGCGGTTCCATTGCCAGTACTTCTATAAGTACCAATATTGGATCTATTGCTTCGATCATTAATAATTATCTTAATGCTCCAAGTGTTGCCAATCCTACTGTAACAGATGCTAGCTCAATATATCAAACTGTTAGAACTACAATATTGTCTAACGAAGCAACACTACAGACTAATGTAATAACTTATATTGGTAATAATTTTGCTGTAATTAACGACCCTACTATATTAAGTCAAATTACAAATCTTTTCCAGATCATTATAGATTTATTAGAAAAAGGGTATGCCAATCGTATTGCTCCGACAAATAGTAGTCCTCCAGGAACAGACCTCGGAATAGATCATGCTAGAGCATTGATAGAAGCTAACGCACAATTTATTAAAGATGAGACCATAGGCTGGTTAACTGCTAACTATCCGGCACTGAGCTATAGCTTTGATAATTGTAAACGAGACATTGGGTACATATTAGAAGCTGTTGCTTATGACATTACCTACAATAGTAATATCGCAGGCATATTTGCCGGATATCAATACTGGCAAGGAGGTGTTAGACAAATTGCTTCTGCCGAAGTAACCGCTACCATTGCGGCATTTGCCTATGCCCAGCAACTAACTGTGTCAGTAAGTCAAAATACAGCAGTTGGATCTCTGCACACTGCCACACCACAGGTTATCAATCCGTTGTTGACTGGCGGAAGTGTCGCCAGCGGTCGTATTAATGCTTCATGGAATGCCTTCCGCGAAGTGAGTAAGGATAATCCAACAGCCTTTCCAACACCAACAGGACTTGTAAAAGTATATCCTGATTGGACTAATACAACAACATACGATCCTGATTACATTGCTACTAAGCAGATCTTTGCAGCTAAATCTCTATCAATTGCCTATGCCACAACTAACTACATAGACGTTACATTCAAAGGCGGTTTCAATTACGATGAGGCTATTTGCCGTCGTGATGTTGGATTAATTATCGATGCTATGAGCATTGACCTTGTAACCAACGGTACTTGGCAATCTGTATATGCTGGTAAAAGTTACTATAAAAATTCTAGCGCCAAAGCTATTGCTATCGGCACCCAATATACAGAAACATTAGATGCGATTGTTTTTGTTAAAAATCTAGCACTACAAGTTTTACAGAAAATACAAAAATCCAGATATCAAACATTAATCACGCAAAACCTTGCTCCTTCTAAGAGCCCGAGTGTGGCGGCTATTAATAGATTTTCAGACAACATGGATATCTTGTTGAACATTATACAATATGGTTACGGGGCAGCTCCTACTCCGAGTTTTGGAACTGGTATCTATACCTTAACTGTATCTAATGGCGGCAAAGGCTATGTTGACCAAGGTAGTCCGGGCAACGTGGAC